GGGTTCTTTCTCCCCGTCTCGTTCCATGGCCTCAAACAGCGCCTGTTTGGCGTTCACCTCGTACAGAAGAGGTTTTCCCTTTCCGCGGCCACCGCAGGTGCATGTTGCATCTTCCGCATGAACGCCGTCATACGGAAGAACCGACGATGCAGACGACCAAATCGATGTGCGTTCATCAGCCGAAAGATCACTGAAAACCTCGTCAAAGGCCGCGCGACTATCAATCGTCGTTTCGTTGGCGTTACGGCGCATGAAGATCGCCGTAGAAAATGCTTCCGCTACTCTATTCATGCCTTCCTCCGGATCTCAGCTGCGTTGGCAACGAACGCCCCGAACATGTCGAGGTCGATGGGCTTGCCCGACACAACGCGCTCCTTGACGAATGCCCGCAGTGTCGAGGAATGGATGTGGGTCTTGGTCGAGGGGTGGAACCCCTTGGCCTCGAGCATACCGACGACGTCACCAGCGACGTTGTCCTCGCCCTTGCCAAAGGTCAAGACGACGTCATTCTTGATGATGTCATCCAGCCCGTTGCTTCGCAGCCAGTCGAAGGCTTCTTCCTTGCGCTCGACGGGAATCGACGCATGAACGATCAGCTTGCGCTGCACCGTCACGCCGTCAACGTCGACGCGCTCCAGGCCCATCTCGTCCATCAGGGCCGGGATGGTCTCAACCGACAGCTTGTGACGCTCGGTGTTGAGCGACTTCACATGCGCCTCGGCCTCTTCGATCTCTGCGTCAAGACGACGCAGCTTTCGAACCAGCTGGCTTAGTGACTTGGCCGTGTCGGTCTGCACGTCCTTGAGAGCGACGCTCTCGTCGAACATGTCTTCGAACAACTCCATAAGTTTCTCCTCTTCAGGGTTGTGGTTGACACACAACCGCGCCAACCGTAAGGTGGACTCTATAGGAGGTTCCAGATGTCTGTCAACTATATCTTCAAAACCACACCATACGAACACCAGCGAACCGCACTGGATCGCGCTGGACTGTCTGAGAGGTACGGTTTCCTCATGGAGATGGGAACCGGCAAGTCGAAGTGCCTCATCGACAACATGGCGCAGCTTTACCTAAACGGTAAGATCGACTTCGCCCTCATCATCGCCCCCAAGGGCGTATATCGCAACTGGGTCAGCAAAGAGATCCCAGAGCACCTACCAGATCAAGTGCCCCATCGGGTTATCCGTTGGGTCGCCAACCCGAACAAGAAGCAGAAGGAGGAGATGCAGGCGGTCACAAAGCCCTTCGACGGTCTGACCATTTTCGTCATGAACGTCGAGGCCTTCTCAACTCCCAAGGGTCAAGGAGCAGGCGTCTGGTTCGCCAAGAACAAGGGCAAGAACGCCCTCATCGCCATCGACGAAAGCACCACGATCAAGAACCACAGCGCCAAGCGCACCAAGGCCCTCATACGGATCGCCGCAGGCTTCGCCTACCGTCGCATCCTCACAGGCTCTCCCATCACCAAGTCGCCCATGGACGCATACTCCCAGTTCGAGTTCCTCGGACCTGGGACCTTGGGCTTCGAGTCCTACTACGGCTTCCAAGCGCGCTATGCGGTGCTGATGAAGCGCAAGATGGGGCAGGCGTCGTTCAACCAGATCGTCGGCTACCGCAACCTTGACGAACTCACGGACCGCATCGACCGGTACTCCTACCGGGTGCTCAAGAAAGACTGCCTCGATCTGCCCGAGAAGGTCTTCACCGTCCGCTACGTCACGATGACGGAAGAGCAGACGCGCATGTACGAGGACATCCGCAAGATAGCCCTGACCATGCTCGACAACGGAGAGATGGTCACGACACAGCACGCGATCACCCAGCTTCTTCGCCTGCAGCAGATCCTCTCCGGGCACCTCCGAACAGACGACGGCGCCATCGTGACCTTCAAGTCGTCACGCCTCGACGCCCTGATCGAGATCCTCGAGGAGCACGACGGCAAGGCCCTGATCTGGTCCCGCTTCAGGCACGACATCCAGACCATCACCCAAGCCCTGCGTGATCGGTACGGGGAGGACAGCACCGCGGCCTACTACGGGGACACATCAGACGATGAGCGGAACGACATCGTCCGCAACTTCCAAGACCCCAAGCACCCGTTGCGCTTCTTCGTCGGCAACCCGGCAACAGGCGGCTACGGTCTGACGCTGACACAGGCCGACCTTGTGATATACTACGCCAACTCCTTTGATCTGGAGCATAGGCTGCAATCGGAGGATCGGGCGCACCGTATCGGTCAGCGGAACAACGTCACCTATGTCGATCTCATCAGCGAAGGCACCATCGACGAGCACATCGTCAAGGCCCTGCGCAACAAGATCGAACTCGGCGCAAAAGTACTCGGAGAGGAGGCACGAGAATGGCTAAGCCTAAGCCCAAAGACATTAATATAGAGAAGACCATCGAGGTCTTCATCGACTACCGGAAGGGCATGCGCAACAAACGCACCGCCCTTGAGGCCCTGATAAAGGAGACCGGGCTTGAGCCCGAAGTGGCCAAGGTCTTCCTAGCCGCGATGAAGCGAGAGAACGTCACAAGCATCCGAGGTTACAGCAAAGCACCAAAGAAAAAGGAAGGGGGCCAGTAGGCCCCCTAGTTCTTCGCAAAGGTCTCGTCGTGCGCCCTCTTGATCAGCACCGATAGCTGTCGAGCCTTGGACCTCTGGTCCGCCTTCGCCAGATCGTCCAGCATGTCGTAGACCTCAATCGGCACCGCGACATTGCGAAACACCTGTTTATCGTCCCTCATTGCGCCTCACTCCAGCAGCATTCGATACTGCTCTATGACCGCCTGCTCTTCGGCAAGCTCGCCCTTGTCCCTCTTCCGCTCCTTGATCAGCTGCCGAACCGCCTTCACGTTGTAGCCCTTCGTCTTGAGCACCGTGAAGATGTCCCGCTGGTCACGCGAAACGTCCTGCTTCTCTGCCTCAAGCCGCTCGTACTCAGACACCGCGCGCTGCAACTCCTCCGCCGCAGCGCGCATCGCATCCTGATTGTGCTTCTTGAAGTCCGGATCTTCTTTCATCATCGCAAACCCCTACCGCGTTTGTGGACAAAACGCAACTACTCGAAGGCCTCTATGTTGATCGCATACAACAGGAACGACGGACGAGTCTGACCCGGTTTGCGGTACACGTCCGCCTTGGCAATCTTGCCATCGTTGAACAACTTCGCCGTCGCATTGCCAACGACCCCGATATCCTCCTCCAAGTCCTCCGACAGATCCGTGTTCGAGAACACCTCGCCACTCTCCATCAACGACAGAATCCGGTCCTCCAACCGCGCAGGTACTTTCGGCGAGGGCTTCGGACCTTGGTCCTCGATCCTCTTTATCGCGATGGCACGCCACGGCTTGTTCTGCCGATGCTCAGGGTAGTTCGGCAACAGCATCGCATGAACCACCTCCATCGGCTGCAAGGACAGGCTGGCGACAAACCGGGCAGGGATGAACACCGGCTCCCCCTCCTTCGTCGTCGCAAAGGCACTACCCTTTTCCGATATGTCTTCGATCAGTACGTTCCGGTTCTCAGTCAGTGATATCACGATCCACCTCTTGTCTAGATGTTGTCTGCCGTATGTTGTTCAGTATACCGCTATTTGTTTGTCCTACGCAACTCTACAAGGGGTCAATCCTTCCTTAGGACCCACACAGCCTTTAGCGACGCCCCGTACGACTGGCGTTGCGAGTAGGGGATCTCCTTGACGGGGATCGCCCGGACAAGCCCCTTCCTCGTCAGCCGGTCAAGGGCGCCCTTGGCTGCTTGTCTGGAAACGGCGATCTTGTGGGCGATGTCCACAATGGCAAGACCCATCGGATACGCGGCCATGACCTTCAGGATGAGTTCGTCCGTCGGGTTTGTCGCCCCAGGCTGATACCGGGCGTACGCAGCCTTGACGATCAGATCGGGAGCAGGCTCCTCGACCTTCGGCGGCTCGACCGACGCCCAAGGTCGATCCATCCGCGCCGACGGCGTGCGAGGAGAAGACTCCGCTTTCTCTCGGTGCCGTCGTACTTGCACCGAGGTCCTCGGACCTATGGTCTCCTTGATCGCTTCAAGCTCCGCGGACCTGTGCCTGTGGATGGCGGCGGCGATCTGAGCCTCGTATTTTGTGGCGAGTTTGGCGTTGAGGTTGTAGGCGGGGATCAGGATCATCACACATCCTTCCACGGGTTTGGGTTGTCGCTCGACAACCGGCGCTCCAGTTTCCGCAGCTCGTCGGCCACGGTCTCGTTGGGCTCGTTGAATGCGGGGTCCACCTGCATCAGGCGGTTCGCGGTCCGTGACCATAGGTCCCGCCAGTATTCGGCGCGCTCCTTCCAGTAGGCGGCTTGCCGCGCCTGCTCTTGAAGCTGGATGCGGAGGTCATCGGTCATGGTTTGGCTCCTGTCAGATAAGTCATGCGTTCCAATACGCCGATGGGGTCGATGGCCGTCCAAAAGTCGGCACGAGCAGCAGCATAAGCACGAGCATCAGCAGCATAAGCACGAGCATCATAAGAAGCAGCATAATGAGCAGCAGCATCAACAGCGGCATAAGCAGCAGCATGAGCACGAGCATCAGCAGCACGAGCAGCAGCACGAGCAGCATGAGCACCAGCATGAGCAGCCCAAGTAGCAGCCCAAGCAGCAGCACGAGCAGCAGCACGAGCAGCATCAGCAGCATGAGCAGCAGCATCAACAGCGGCATCAACAGCGGCATAAGCAGCATCAGCAGCAGCACGAGCAGCATGAGCAGCAGCATCAGCAGCACGAGCAGCAGCATCCGCCGTCCTGTCGTGACACATCAGCCGCCACTCAACCCCAAAGCCGCCATTGTCTGCGATGGGCTGAATTTGCGGCAGCACCACGCTCCACATCCAATCGAGCATGATTGAAAGGCGCTCTTGCTCTAGCGCCCGACCAGTGCCGGGCATGTCAGGGATGATCGACTTGTAGCGTTGGCTGTTACGCATTTCATTTGGCATTGCATCTTGCAGATCGATTGCTGCCTTGCCCAAAACTGCAGACATGCAAACAGGGATGGCATCCGTCAGCCTGCCAGACATGGCAAGATTGATAGCGGCCAGAGTGCAGGCGCTTTCCTCCTTGCCTAAGCCACAAGAAAGCACATGGCTCGCAAGGTAAGTCTCAAGATTGATGCGGTGGTCGGTGGTGTAGTCGGTCATTGCGTGGCTCCTTTCAGGGCCGCGATTATCAAGCGCGTAGCATCCTTGGCAGTCATCGGTTGGGCTTCATCTCGCAGTCCGCGACACGCCTTCTCAATCTCTTTCGCCACAGACAGGCCGCGTTCAATATCACCCCGCAGCCTCTCGATCTCGGCGGCTTGGGCTTCGTTGGTGACGGCGACGAGTTGTTCAACCAGTTTTCGTGTCCTTCCTAGAGAGCCTTCATTGTCGAGTATCTCAAGCACATCACACCTGCGGATTAGTTCTTGGTCAGTCATGGCTTGTCTCCTCCTCAATGCGCTTCAAGACCAGATGCGCGCGCAGATACCGGGCTTGCAGCTTCTTGTGATCGGCCTCGGTCAAGGGGTAGTCATGCTTTGATCCCACGCCGTGGCGGCGGTTGTGCAATGCGTCGTCGAGCGCGCAATACACTTCCCATGCTTCGGCTGCCGTGAGTTTAATTGCCATCTTTCTTGGCTCCTGTCAGTTCTGCGAGGGTGGTGCGGGCGAGGTCAATACACCAATCGTATCCGCCCTCAAAGTCTGCAAACTCAACGTCATATTCTGTTTCGAGTTCGTCTGTTTTCTTCTGTTGAGCAATTTCACCCAAATCCTCCACCGCCTTCGCCAGCTTGGCCTCTGCCGTCTTTGCTCGCTGATAATTCGACTGCGACACTTCGGCCCACTCGGCGCACGCCTTCTCTAGCCTCTCGATCTCGGCGGCTTTGGCTTCGATGCGGTCGGCGGCGGCTTCACGGGCATCGTTGATCTTGCCTTCGTCGTGTTCCTGCCAGTCCCGCAGCCGTGCGATCAGTTCTTCGTCGGTCATCACTTCTGCTCCCCCTTCCTGAACCACTTCCTGAAAGCCTCGATCACAGCGCGCTCGACTTCTTCCTCACTTACTTGCATGCCGGTTCTCCCATCTCGCCAACAGATCGCTGCTGCTCTGCATCTTGCCGCCGCCGACGTTAAACGCAAAGTTGACGCGCGGGTTTCGGTTGTACTTTTCAAACTCGGGCGTGTTGCTCTCGCCCCTGTCGCCGCCGTTGGCGAAGATGACACGCGCTCTTGACCACATCCTGAGCGCCCGCTCGATAGCGTGGCAGGCGGTGTCGTCACTGTCGTCGAAGAAAAGCACCGTATCCACGACACGCAGGGCGCGGATGATGTCTTTGCGCTCGGCGAGCGGCATGAACGCCGCACCTTTCTTCCTCGTCAACCATTCGTCGGAGTTCAGCCCGACGACCAGCCGATCACCGAGCGTGGCCGCCGAGTTGAAGTAATTGATGTGGCCGACATGCAAGGGGTCGAAGCCCCCGGTCACCAGCACGATGTCCATCACCACTCCCCCGTCCAGTGTTTCATGCCACAGCCGGCATACAGCCGGCGCTTCTCCGTCTCATGGTTGTAGGGCCAAGCAGCCGGGTCGTGGCGGTAGGTAATCATGTCATACGGCGGGTGCTCCCGGTAGGTCTTCACGAACGGCATCTTGGCGATCTGCTCGCGGATCGCAGCGAACGCCTCTGGCCCCGCCCCCGTCTCGATCTGCTGCCCCATCAGCGTCTGGCTGACAGCGTGCATCCATGTCTGCGGCCCGAGCAGGTAGACGCCCTTGTGCCCCTGTATGCGCCGCTGGAGGTGCAGCACGATGGCCGCGAAGAAGGCCGGGTTCTCGGGCGCGCTGCACATGAAGTCGTGGCTGAAGTCGTGCTCCAGACACGTCGGCAGCACCCACAGCACGCCCTCCGTCACGATCTCGTCCATCGGAACATTAACCAGCCGGTCGATATCCATGTAGCAGCCGCCCTCAAGGTAGATCTTGAGCAGCCGCCACAGGTCGCTCTTGGCGACGATGTGCTCGTCCTTGATCAGATCCCAGTCGCCCGACATTAAGTTCTGGCGCAGGTACTCGTCGATGTCGGCGTCCTCGTAGACCGTCACGCTCCAACTCGGGTTCTGCTCGATCAGGTTCCTCACGCCCATCTGCACGAGGGGCGAGGGGTGGTTGACGATGTCCTTGGACTGCCACGTCAGAAAGATCTGGCGGGGGATCATGACCACGGCCTCATCGGTGGCACCGGCACGGGCAGGCGCGGGCGGGCAAGTCCCTCGGGTCTCGGCGGCGGCACGGGCACCGGCTCGTGCAGCACCACATTCTCACAGCGAACCACAGCGCCGGGGTCGTCCTCGGCGATCAGGTCCTGCATCGCTCGGCAGTGCGCCGGGTCAGCGTACATCCCAACGTACCCGCTCCACGACGGAGACAGCGTCACGCTGAGAACAGTCACAGTCAGTAAGGACATTCTTCCCCCCTTCCATACGCCGCCTTCGACGGCTCCCTCTTCGGTTGCTTCGGTGCTTGTACCACGGGCCTCGGACCTAGGGCCTGTGCCCGCAGCTCCTGCTCCAGCCACGCGGGCAGCGGTTCTTCATACGTGGCCATCCTTCTTCGCCTCCTGCTCGTTGAACAGCTGAGCCCGAAGATCGACGATCTCGTCCATCGCCTCGTGGATCAAGTCGGCTACGCCATCGGCCCGCATCATGCGGAACTCCTGCACAAAGTTCTTTGAGGTCTCTGCTCTCGTGGCCATTCTCTCCAGCTTCGCCACAATGTCGTCCCCGTCACTTCCCATTGTCCAACGGCCCCTGCACCATGCGCGCAGCCATCTGCGCCAGTTCCTTGATCTCGTTCGCACGGGCAGCGTTCCACTGGTGCCCACCCGTCCTGTCGTTCCGAATGATCTCAGCCACGCGCTCGATCCTATGCAGCGCAGCCAACAGGTCCCCGGTCCTCGGTTCAGCCCACTTCGCCATCACGGTCCCTCATACTCTTCAACCAACAGCCACGGCATCTTGTCGCGGCGAACATGAACCAGATTTGCCTCGATCTGGTCGTACTTCGACCGACGCAGCCGACGAACAACGCCCGCCGCGCGCTTCGTCGAACCAATCCCCCACACCAGACGCGTCGTAGACTGGCCCGTGTCAGAGTTGACCCCGACGATCTCGTAGAACACCTCAAACGTCTCTTTCATCAGTCCCTCCTCTCCAACTCCGCCTTGTACATCTTCAGGTCCAGCAGCAACTCCGCCTTCTCCACCGACAGCCGAGCCACCACCTGCTCCAATCGCGCAATCTCACTGCGCTGCTTGGTAACCTTCGTCCGCAACCACGAAAGCTCACTCGTCGTCTGCGTCATCATCCACCTCAATCTCACCACGCCCACGGCAGTGGTCGCACACATCCCACTCCGAAGTCAGGTAACCGTACGGGTTCGAGAACCCCATCGGGACCGCAACCTCATACTCAACCTCACCTCGGCCCTCGCAACTCGGACATTGGATCCACTTGGTCAGCATCACATCACGCTCCTGATGAAGGTCGCCGCGACTTGCGGGACGATGGCATTGCCGTAACCCCGCAGTCGTCCCACGCGGGCGGATACCCCATGAGCCAACGGGAATGTGTTGGATTCAACTGGCCGCCACTTTCCATCGCGGCAGAAGAGCCAGTCAGCATCTCGCCATTGGCCGTTAGTCGGGCGGGGCCGTGCGGCGGCAAATGCGGCTTGTCCCCAAGCTGATTGACCGCCACCGTCGTCATGCTCTCCTGCGATCCCTTCTTGCCGTTGCTGCGGTTCTGATAGCCTCTCCTGGCTTCCTCTGCTTCTGGCGTCGGCCAGCCCGCCATCGCCGCCCGCTGCGGCAGAGGGATGCCCGTGTCCTGCGGCCTGATCGTCCCGTTGCCGCGCGACCCATCCTGCGCTGTCGGCGTCGGCCATCCCGCCATCAGCACGA